AAGCAGTAACTATGGTTGACTACGATCAGGCATTTGGTGATACATCAACAGATATTCCAGATTGGATTACTTTAATGGATGTAGCGGGTGTTACTTCTGGTATAATTCGACCATATCCGCCACCTGTAAAGTATAGCGGCAATGGAAATACAGTAATGTATGATGCCGACGGCAACCCTGCAAGTATAGTTACTTGATACTCTCAGGAACCTTAGTTGGGTATGATTCCCAATCGCAAACCGTGCAGGCTTTGTTTACCGCAACGATTTTGGATGTTACAACATTGTGAATTACTCTGTTTTCTGATTTGTACTTAGTGACACACTTAGCGCCGCACTTGAAACATCTCATGCTAACACCACCAATACACTTGGGAATGCAGCTCCGCGGTTGGTTCCATACTTCAAGCGCCCTTGGATCATCAAGAATCTTGCGCCGGCTTCATGCAATAATCTATACCATTGAGTTGAAGAATCATGTTTGAGCAACATTACAACTGTATGGCCGTTAACCATGTGTTCATAAATAGCCTTTTTTACCCAAGGTAAAGGGTTTGAATAAGGTGGATTTACAAATGTGGGCGTGTACCAAGAGAGATCAAGTCCATCAGTAATTGGATTATCATTTAATGGACATGGGTCAAACCAATGAGTTTGGGCTATCGCGTCACTCGGTTTAATCGATAGTGGAAATAGAGCTTGAATCCAATCATCAGTCGCATAGGAATCAGTGCTGAGATGCCTTCTGCTGTAGTCCTGCTTACTCATTGTAATTCACCTAACAAAAAGGTACACATGATCTCGGCTGCTGCATCATTACGCTTTTGCATTCTTGCCAGAAGAGCTGCCATTAATTGACGGTCTGAAATATCGGTAATATCAAAGTCAATTTCACAGTCAAGTTTTTGACGAATTGCTGTTTCGATGAATTGCGACCTAGTGTTTGTTCTGCTGTATCTTTCTAATTCTCCTACCATTTTGATAGGTAAAAGAACATTAATTTTGGTTTTTCGGCTCATTTGGGTACCCCGTTGAGAAGAGGGGTGGGGTCACTCCTAATAAAAGTGTCCTTGAATCAGCCCACTGCGAGGCAGAAATGGGCTTTGCGTCAGCCCACTTGTTCAAGACTAAGAAAAAGAATAGTTTATAGTATGTATTATGGGACATCCCATCATGGCAAAAAATGCAGGCGACATCATACTCCGTGATAGAATGGAGTTTGATTTAGATGAAAATGGGGACAGGACTACAGTTTACGGACGAATTGACTTATCAAGTTATATTTCCGTAACTGAAAAGAAAGGATTGGCTGTAAAGCAAATCTTCTTTCAAGTAAGAGAACAAAACTCAACCGTACTAGACAATACGGGTGTATGGGATTGGATGGTTGCAGATGAATTGGCTGATGCTGGCGGTCACTCTGCAGCATTGAAGATCTACGCTACATCTAGAGCTTATGAGAATGCGGCTGATGTTGGAATTGCGAGTCCGGATGTACTATGTTTGAGAGAATACATCTCTATGACATCTCCAACAGATAATGGTGCTGGTGCTAGTACTGCGCAAGTTGGCACTTCTTACGCTTACACAGACCGTTTCTATGGCCCAATGGACTTACACCCAGAAGGTTACACCTTAGTTTCTGATTTACTAATTGGAGTTGCTGCTGATAGATGGCTAGCAAACACTGACTCAACCCTAGAGATTGACATTCTAATCATAGCGGAAGAAGTAAAAGTTACTCAAGACCGAATGAACGATATGCTACAACAGGCTCAAGACCTATGATGGGGGTCTTGAAATGCCTAAAGGAAAAATCGTAAAGAAGGGTGTTAAGGCTGCAGTCAAAAGAGCCGGAGGCAAAGCGAAACTTGGCGCTGGCGCTGTCGTTGCTGAGAGAGCAACGGATGTCATCGACAACCCGTACCTTAGTGCTGCGGAGGGTGCTCTTATTGGTGGCGCTGTTGGTGGTGTGCCGGGTGCTATTGCCGGAGGGCTCATTGGCTTCGTGCTTGCAGATGGCGAGCGAGTTACTCCTGTTGATATGATTGCGATCCCGGCGTATCAGTATTCTGCTATGCTGCAGGGGAGAGAACCTACATTCCAAATCTTCATCAAAGAAGGGGAATTAATCGCACCTGTTAAACCGACTGACTTTATGGAGTCTAGTGCAATTGTTGAAAATGTAGCTCTGGCAGTAGCAAAACCAAAACGCAAATTAAACTCATGGCAAAAATACATCAAGCAAAAGAAAAATCACATTAAGTTTAAGTCTGGTAAAAACAAAGGCAAACTCAATTTGAAAGCAATGTCTAAAGCATTTAAGAGGGGGAAAAAATAGATGCCTATTCTAACAATTCGTGAAACACTAACAGGAACCTTAGACCCAGATGTCGAAGGTGGGCAATGTTCTGGATTAGTTCAAAAGCGAATTAACTTGCCCGAAGGAAAAGCATTCAAGATATTGAGCATTCAAGGCTTTGATGACAATATGGAGCTTATTGGTGTTAGAAACCCGGAAGGTTCAACTGCCTGCACTAGAGAAGTGTATGTTACTCCTTTTCCTATTGTGCCCACCGATATGCGATGGGGTTTTACTTCGGAGTTACGCTCCGCCTCTAGTGTGTCAGGAGTCGGCTTGCTAGCAGGCGATAACGCATGCTTATACAAAAGACTAGACGCAACCGTCAATTCATTTACTGAAGAACAACCCACAACACTTTCTTACTTTACAGAAGAGTTCCCTAATCCTAATGTGGCGACCTCAAATCCTTTCACATGGTATACGAACCACTGTTATTTGACCATGAAATACAATTTTGCTTCTTTAGCCGAATCGGTTGATGTCAAGTTTTCATTTTACATTCAAGTTGAAGTCAAAAATGTTTCATCATTAGTTAGCACAATCGGCACTTACAAGGAGATGCTTGAAGCACAATGCCGCTTACTTTCCAGCACTCTAAACTCTATTTCACCTGCGGGTTCTGCTGCAGGGCGCAGCATGCCAACATGGAGATTTGGCGGAATAAGGCCAGAGATAATGATTTCATCAGCTAATGTGTTACGCTATTACAACAGGGTAGCATCTAGGGCGTATCAAGACATGGATTCAATAAGTTCTTTCCGAACACGGTACAAAGAAGCAGTAACTATGGTTGACTACGATCAGGCATTTGGTGATACATCAACAGATATTCCAGATTGGATTACTTTAATGGATGTAGCGGGTGTTACTTCTGGTATAATTCGACCATATCCGCCACCTGTAAAGTATAGCGGCAATG